GTTTCCCAGTCACGATCCTAAGCCGCAAAAGTTTACGGAAATCACTATTGGCACGTAAATCCTTCAGGAACATCGGATCTACCATCATGTGATAGACCGGCCCATAAGGACTCTGGAAAGGAGGAACATTCCGCTTGCGTGCATCAGCAACGATCGATAGCAGGTCATTGGTGATGTCAAATTTAGCGGGCCCGTTTGCGTAGGTACCACCATTGGCGATCGCTCGTGGGTTGTAATATCCACCCTGGCTGCTGGTCGCAACACCTAAAGCTGAAGCTTCTAACAAGCGGTTAATGTAGACCAATGTGTTAACCCAAAGGCTCTTTATCCCTTGGCTCTTGTGCTTTGCCATCGCACAAGCTCAGACTATATCTTCTACTGGCTTCATTTTTGCTCAACCAGCATGAGGGCACTCGTGGGCATTTCTTCTGTTCTAGAGTACTTTGCCTAGTCGTTGAACCTTTCACTCATCCCTGAGTGACTTGGCTGCTGATTACCCTTGCGGTTAAAACTTTTTAGCATTCACAATTATCCTTACGGATTTTGTTGTAGCGTTTCAACCTTTTAAGGAGGGCTTCCAGCAATTCACCCTCTTTTCACTGAACTGTCACCAGTTCAGGCCGCGCACATTTCACGGTCTTGCCACTTACGAAAGTCGCGCACCAACGTCAAAGAACCAATTGATTGGTGAAACACCGCAGGGTTGCCCAAATCGTAAAGCATTCTCTGAGCGCGGATCAACGTCGCAACAGGGATTTTCAAGTTCCCAGGAGCCGTTGGATCCGTTCCGCCAGCGGCAGGGCCGGTGAATTCATCCAAAACTAAAGTCACTTTAGTTTTTTGGTTTTCACGAGAACCATCTGTACCAACCGTCTGAGTTGCTGCCCTACGTCTTGAATCTTCCGTAAAATAGGAATCCCCATCCTCCCAGAACGGATACAAGTCAAGCTGGACGCTAGCCCCAGGGATTTGGTTAAAGTCATGCACAACCATGGGTTGGCAGACAAATTTGGCGATATACGACCCATCTGGACGAAGTAACTCCGCGCCCAATAGAGTCGGAAAGTCAACGTCGTTAAACATCTTCCACTCCACTTCTTCAGTGCAAAAATCGGAAAACAATAACTCTGATGCGAGTTATCATCGATTTATCACCTTGAAGCGGGAGCCACGCTAATTCACCCGCTTCCTTCTTTGACTCGACTTCCCACACAAATGGGAGATTGAAAAGAGTCAAAGAAGGACATTAACTCAGCACTAAGCGAGAACCGCGAAAGCCGTTCTGCTGTGATGCTGCGTCAATTACTTTGTACCACTCCCCTGGAGGAACCCCTTGCAGGCGATCGCGCAAAGAGGAATTGCCTTGTCCACCCATCACTGGCAAAGGAGCCGATTGATAAGAAGGTGCTCCACCGGCATAGCCCATGCCGGGGTTAACAGTAGCCGTTGGCATTCCAGATTGAGGAGTTGGAGCATAGCGCTGTAAACCCTGGGCATAGGCTGCTGCCTGTTGTGCATCAGTTCCAGCTTGCAGGTTACTGTAATAGCCAGCCTGCCCAACCATTTGAGGGTAGGGTTGCTGCTGCTGCTGTTGTTGCTGCTGCTGGTAGCGGGCGATCGCGCTTGGATTGGGCTGAATATTGTTGTCTTCGTAGAAGCTGGGGTTTAACAACATTTCACCCAGGTGATGCTCAAGCCACAAGTAGTAATTGCTGAGTGTGCCCGGATCGGTCAGGATATTTTCATAATCCTGGCGTTGTCGCTCGACAGCATCCAACAATTCCAGTAACTGCAACTCTCTTGCCTGAGCAGTTTGCTGCAATTGCGCCATCTCGTCTTCAACCGCACAGGAGAAACGGTTGAGTGCGTCAATTGTGGCAGAGACGTTGCCGCCAAAGGCTTCAACAATCTCAGCAGGAGAAGCAAAGGCTTCACTTCTTCCTGCGCCGCGCTGCCCTGCCAGAACCTCCTGAATCCCTTCTGGGATTGCCGTTGACTGGAGGGACGGACTCTGCATTTGCTGCATTCCAGAAGTCCCGTACCATGCTTGGGGGGAGGTCTGGGGGGATGCCTGGTACTGAGGGATTGCCGTAGGCGGAACTGCTGGGATAGACGCTGGAGGGGCGTAATACGGTGCCGCCGCTGGGTATTGGCTTCTGCCATTCGCTAGCGCCTGAATCGCTTCCCTGGCGATCGCCAAAGCCTCCGCTCCAGCCTGGGTTACCTGCCCCTGCTGGGTGTACTGAGGCGGGGGTGCCACCTGGGGAAACTGCACTACGTTGGAAGGCCAACCCGCCGATTGCGGGGGCTGTATTTGTGGCTGGTAAGCCAAGCTGCCCTGGGAGGAATACCCCACTGGGGCTTGCTGCGTTTGCCCACCCTGAATTACCTGCATTGGCGGAGGCGGCGCTTGCATTGACGCTGCTGGCATTTGATAAACCGGGGCTGATGCTTGGAACGGCATCGGAGATGCTGTTTGCGGAGTCAAACCTGGATCCATAAGAAATTTCCCTCTCTAGTGACTTAATCTGTTCCTGGATTACCGTTGTCAAATCAATTCGGATTGACAATGGATAGCCTGGATTTTGTGGATCTTCGATTGAGGACAGTTGTTGCTGGAGTTGAAGCAACGTTCCCAAAGATCCCGAAACGGATGAGATAAAACGAAATGGAACACCTGTCAGCATTCCTTCGATTTCTCTTGGCTCCTTCTCTGGGAACAACTCTTGCAGTGCCTGCAAAGAGCCAACCCCCAACTCCTGCTGATTCCTTACCACAATGGAATCTTTTTGCCTATCCTCACTTGTTTTTTCAAACACTGGCCCTGACCATCGCCAGAGAATAGAGCGATCGCCATAAGGTGCAAGACCACTAACACCGGGGGGTTTAACAAATCCCCCCTCTACGTAATCTTGCAAAATCTGCCCATCGTCAATTGGGATTCCTTTAGAAAGTTGAAGCTGAAATGATTTGGCATGGGGTGAAGCAGTGACTAAATACTCTCGGTAAGAAGCCATAAAGACTTCTTCTTCAATAAAAACCACCATCTCTAAAAGTCTTGCCAAACCATGAGTCCAAAGACTTCTACATTTCTTGTTGGCGGTTGCTGCAACCTTGCCAAACAAAGACTTCACTTCACCAAAAGTCATTCCCGCTCGTTGCCCAAGTGGATCAATTCCACCTAGCGACTCATGGATTCCTTCCCTGTACTCCTGGGCAAACCGCCACTGGTCACCATTGATTGGATCAGGAAAAATATACCCAAATCTTTCTTCTGGAAGAACGTTGCCAATAATCTTGGCAACTCTACCACCCGATCTGCCGCCACTCAAAGCACTAGCCCCAGGCCAATTATATCGCCCGTCCCTCACCCAGACACTGCTTTTACGTGTTGCTGGCGAAGAATTTGTGCCATAACCATTCTGCGAAGACCACGATGGACGGCTGTTTACAGTCCCATCAAAACCATCTAAAGCTTCGACAACCTGTTGCTTTGGACGAGAAGTAACCAGCGTTGGAGAGGAGAAACAAAATACGTTTTCGACCATGGCTGACCGCATATCGTTTTCATTCTCGATCGCCCTAGCTAGCCAGCCAAACTCACTCTTGCCGCGATCGCCAGGATACGTTGCATAATTTGGTGAAATCGCACAGGGGATAAATTTAAGCGAATTAACTTGTACGCTCCGTTGATAGGCTCCTGTTCCATAACCGGATATACCAGCTTGCGAACCGCCAGGACGCAAAGAAGGCTGATCATAACTACGCTCATCAATAATATGATCGGCGGTAATAGTCAGGCGAACCCAACGTATATTACTGCCAGTACCTGTTATCACACCGTAAGGATTACCTTCCTCTTCTTCGTAGGAATAACGCACTACAACTTGAGCTAAATCTCTTCCCCCCGATTTGTAATAAGCCCAATACTGACACTCTGGATCTTCTGCCTCACCACCCCGGTACCAATGAATCTCATAGCCTTCACTCCCAGTCGGTCTTAAATACCAGAGCACAGATCCAGAGCACAAGAAGGTAGAAACAATAGGGTCATAATACAAATCCATTAAATTGGATTTGAGAACTTCATCGATCTTCTTTTTCCGGTTCCCTTTTGAGTCATCTTGAAGCGGATAAAAATTTAACCCCTGCCTAACAATCCACTGCTGCATTTGCGCCACATGCGCAGCAACAACAAGTGTCTCACCACCAGCCAGAGAGCCATCTCTTTTTTCAACACTCCTAACTATTTCTCGCACGTCCATGGAATAACCCTATTTGTTACTACCAAACCCTTTGAAGCGATTTCTTTGCCTGGCGTGGTGCAGCCTCATGACCTCCCGTCGCATCTTCTCTGTAACCACATAGCGAATATTGTTTGACTTAATGTGTTCAGCCAGTTTGCTCAAAACAACTTCGCAAGCAACAATATAAAACTCCTCATCAAAGTCAAGGCAAATGGTTGAGCTAGGAGGAGCATCTAGAATAATCTTCTCTATTTCAGCGATCGCCTCCTGTTCATCAATACCAAGGACAGAAACAACTTCACCATACTGCGGCATACAAGACTGAGGCAAGAGTAAAGCCGCTTTAGCTTCTTCTTCCCTTTTCTGTTTTTCAGCGTCTCTTGCTGCCTCAAAAGGATCAAAGCCATAAGCGTCTAAAGCATCAATATCACGCTTTACTTGATCAGGAATTCCGTCTTGGAAATCTAATTCAAAATCACTCATCAACCTACACTTCCTTTGTCCGGTTTAATTCTTCTAGGACTTTTCGCAAACTCTCTCGACTAAACCCACCCTTGTTTTGCAAGTAGCCCATGACAGCAGTTGAAATACCGCCAACAATAAATGGAAGTGCATAAACAAGGGAGTCACGTAATTCATCCTTAATCAATCGCGTAGAAGAAAGGATAAAAACAACACCCAACACGCATCCTGTTATTGTCGAAACTTTATCGTAGTCGGTAGTAGCTTGCTTACGCATTTCTTTTTCATCCTCAAGCGACTTCAAGATTCATCCTTGCACCCATCGCATTTAATCCAAGGGTTCCAGCATCCATGCAGTCATCATGAGACAGGGAACCAAAATCAACAAATTCTTGAGCTAGCCTTTTCAGCTTCCGGTATTTATTAAAGAAAACCTTTTTCCTTTGAAATGCGCCGGTTGTGCCCCTAAGTCTTTGCAGTTTATCTCCTTGAGTTTTTACCGGGAAACAGGTGATGCAGTGGACACCTAGCGTACTCTGCATATAAGAAATCCAGTCTGGGCGAAATGAAACCTGATAAGCCTGAGCCTCAGTAAAAAGATTTAGGTAATAGCCACACTCTCTAACTGTTGGATTATCTTCAAGCCATTCAAGCAGTCCACTTCTTCCTTCCATGGCGTAGGAACATTCAGTATCAAGAATTCCCCAGTCAAACAGCATAGGCAGAAGTGCGTTGCATTTATCAATATTTCCGCCCCACCTACCTCGACGCATATCCAGAAACCAGAATTCATCTCCAATCTTACCAATCAAGATGAATACGGTGTAATCCGCAGTCTGCCTGAGCGAAGCACTAAAGTCGGAACTAATACAAAGAGTATCAAATTCTTTTAGTGACGGCGGCGAACCCCATTGAATCCACTCAGGCTGAATAATTCCACCACCTTCTGTCGGGATAATATTCTGATACTGCAAAGCAAAAGCACTAGGATCATCCTCTCTCAGCTTTTTGAGATATTCAATTGAGAAGCTGGGCGGCCAATACGATACCTCTTCTCCTCTTTCATCCTCGGCGATCGCGCTTTCAACAACAACTTCCCAGTCTCTCTCCGTTGTAAAAGTGCTGGCATAAATGTCGTCGAAAGACATGCGAGTACCAAGACAAACAGCCCTTGCACCTTCGTACATAACCGGACGAATCACGTTCGACCAGTTATTCGACATCTTCTCTCGGATGACCGGATTCTCAATCTGCTCGGGCGATTTAATAAGGTCATCCATGCATACGAGGTGGGCACGCTTAGAGGCAACAGCGCCTTTCATCCCAGCACAGGCAAGAGTGTAGGGTTCTCCAATGCTCGATAACCCTGCATGAGACTTGTCAATGTCCCAGAGCTTCTGACCCCATTTCTTTGCTGGGCGAACCCATGGAAACACTTCTTGATAGCGACTTGAGCAAATAATCTCTTGAATTTGCTCCGACTTCAACATTGCTACTTCAACTGAGTAACTGACGTAAAGCACCTTTAGCGGAAATTGGATCAATGGAGAGGTATGAAAACCAATTACCCAGGCAACCCATTCAACCGTGAAGGTTGATTTAGCAGAACCACGAGGTGAAAGTATTACTGTATTTTTGCCGCCACACCCTTGCAGGCAATTTGAATTAAGTCCAGTGTTAATAATTTGATGCCAGCGGACATGATGATCCGGTGACAAGTGTTCGCAAACATATTCCCTAAATTTTAAGAAGTCTAATCTCGCCTCAATAATTTCCGGCGTTGCTTCAATGAAATTACGCTTCCTTCTTTCGAGGGAAGCTTCTAGCCTGTGTATATAATTATTTGTATTGCTTTTAGTGATGGGCATGACTTATTTCAATGCGTCTGCTTCTTCCTTTAATTGAAGCAATGCAACTTCCAATTCTTTCCTAAAAAATGCTTCTTCGCCTTGATCCCTCACGTTTGGACTGCCCATAACAATCTGCATTACCCTAGAAGCGCCAGAAAGTAAGAGCGATCGCTCGTCAATACTGGTGGATATTTTGTTAGATAATTCGATTAGCGATCGCAACTCCCTAACAACCCCAGGCAGATTATTCATTGCCTCACCTGCCGTCACCTCAGCAAAATTCTCCTCAATCACCCTCACATAATGATTGGCGATGCGGGACATCTTAACCGACATTTTCTCCAGGAGGGGAAGCATTTCAACGCCAACAAATTGTTCGTTTTCTTCGTTGAATAAAACAGCTTGCTCACCCGGAAGGATGTTCTTTTTCATCCACCCATAAACGGTTGACAGAGAAGTGATAGGACAACCGTTTTTGACCAAGTATTGAAAAATGTTTTCCTTTTTGTGGTAATTCTTTTTGCAGTAATCCATGAAGGCTGACTGCACCTCCTCTGGCTGCACCGCATACCACTGATCAATAACTGAACGTCCTGCCATATCACGCTCTCAACAAGGTTTGGAATTAGAGGATGAAAAAAGAAGTAGGAGAAAGTTAGCCGAAAGCCACAGCCCTTGACAGCATTTCGTCTCTGCCCTTCTTGTGACGATCTTCCTGCCTCATCGATGCCAACTCCATTGCATTCTGGCGATCGTCAAACTCACGTTTGCGCTGACTGAGGGCCCTTTCGGAGGTGCGCGTAGCTTCCTCGTCTCTCAGTTCCATCGCTTTTCTGGCATCACCATGAGCATCGAAGCGATTGACAATACCTTCAGCGAAACTACTGCCGCCACTGCCACCACCAGAATTTCGTCCTAGACTCTGGCGTTCGTGCCTTGCCTTCGCGGTGCGCAATTCCGCTTCTGCCGCATCGGCTTCATCTCTTCTAGCCCATGTCCGCATCGCTCCCCAAGTTGGTTCACCCATTGGTGCTTCTCCTTTTGTGACTTAACTACGATTAACAGTGACTGCTGCCTAGCCCCAGTATCTATAGGCTGCTGGATTTGCTTGCGTATTATTCATGAATGTGTTGTATTGCCCAAGATCTAACTCTCGGATTCGAGCCTCAAAATCTTGATCACCTTTTCTTTGAGCCAATGCATTGCCCATCCCAGCAATCCGCTCCGCTGATGCATTGCTAGCAAGGCTTCTGGAGGTTTGTCCCTCATCCTGCAATGAAATATCCCCAGTCCCCCTAGCCGCCAAATCCCGCTGCATTTGCCGTCCGGCTGATTCCCTTTCTCTTTGGAACCGGGCATCTTGGTCAGCCATATCTCTTTGGAAAGCTGATGTTTTATCCCAGTCTTCCATGTCCCATTTACGCTGAAGTTTCGCCCTTTCAAGCTCGTAAGAACCTTTTACGTTTTCTGCCCGACTACCCGCACTGGCACCAGCGAACGCCGCATCAGTCCCCGCTTCCCACTGGATATTGGCTAAATCTCTGTCTTTTTTCGACTCTCTTTCAAAAGCTTTGCTATCTCTTTGCCAGTTGCGCTCTGCGACGGATTCATAAAGGTTCAAGAGATTTTTTTCATCAAGATCGCTCTGCCGTCTTGCTTCAGCGGCGGCAGCAGCAGACTCACGGGTAGCGGTTGACCTGGATAAGGATTTTGCCATAATTCAAATTAATTTAGCGATCGCCCTAGACGAATAACGTTTTCAATATTTAGCGCCGCGCAAAAGACGATCTAGCTCCAGCGCCAATGATGAAGTTGGCCGTCGTACCACGATTACCAGCCATCGACTGTAGCAAGTCTCTAGCACGTTCAGTTCTTTCACCAACTAACTGCCCATGGCGTGCTGCCTGATTAGTATCCTTAACGCCGAGCAGTTGCCGCATTGAACTAATATCAACACCTTGCAATTGCTTATCGGCAGTATACTTCGTTCCCTCTAGTCCTCTTGCAGAAGTAATATCAGCCACCCTAAAGTTTGTGTCCGCAACATACCTCTGAGTGCCTGCATCTAACTGCCTTCCTTTGTAATCCCACTGCCCGGTAGTATTCGCCAAAGCCCTTTGCCCTTCGATCTGCCCCCTCATCATGGCAGCGGCGTTAGCATTCCGACGATCTTCAAGCTCAGAAAGAAAACCTTTGTCATCAGGTATCTTTCCATACATGCGCTCGATTTGCTCTCGCTGCTCTTTCCTGACACTCTCTTTGGAAAGTTCAGAAAGCCTTCCCTCCCACTGCTCTTTCTGTCTTCTCGCGTCGCCACCGACAGGATTAAACTCACCTAACGCCGATTCCAGTCCCCGGCGATCGCCAGCCTCAGCCGCTCTTGCAGCACGACCATAAGGAGTGTCGGAATTCTTGTCGTAAAAACCGAAATTCTCTTTAAGTTCATTGCCGCGATCGCCAGCCCAACCACCAACAAAACCACTTGCCGCCTGACCCGCTCTAATCGGCGCATCCCAAATCATGGCTAACGTCCTCCGTTGACGGCATTCACTACCATTTGCTGATACATCGCTTCCTGCATTTGGGCTTTCTGCATGGGAGTCATGCCACCTGGATCGGGCATCGGATTTTCAGACTGTGGCATCATCGCTGGCAGCAAACTAGGAGCAACCCAGAGCAAAGGAGAATTTAACGCGCCACCCGCCACGCCAAGCGCCCTACGAACTAACCCTTTCTTCTTTGGCACTTCACCTGCGATTCGAGGCTTATCCTCCACATTGCTTGGACTAAAAGGGGCTTCAGCAGCCTTCGAGACACGTCCAGTTATCATCGCTTTTACCACCTACCCAAAGTCACTTTAGAAAAACCCTAAGATAATAAGCCTATTTTCCTAAGACCTTTTCCGGCCATTCGCCCGGCACCAGCCAAGTCACCAATGCCAGGAATTGCAGAAACAGCAGAAATGCCAGCTTCAACCGGCTTGCCGCGCAGTCCATAAATTCCTGCATTTACTAAATCGGGAATGGCACCAAGACCAGGAATAAAACCCGCAATTGAAAGACCGTCCTGAACCTTGTCAAGAGCGGAATTGAAATCAAACCCTTTCTTCTTTTGGGTCAATGTTCTGACATCACCAAAATCGTTGGTGCCATCAAATTCCATGCCACCGCGATCGTAGTCATAACTATTTAAACTGTAGTCGCCTGCAATTCTACCCATGGCATTTATTCAAAAGGGATTTCCATCTGATGTCCATACATATTTCGGGTGATCGTGACTGGGAAAC